TCTGAAATGAAAAGGTGTCGCGCTAGTTCTGATGTAGCTATTGGGACTAATGTACACGCATTTGACTGGAAACTTTTGTTTTCGAAAATTCTGGATAATTGTGCTCTTGCTGTCATAGCTGGAGATGGTGAATCGTTTGACACAGGAATTAACCCTTGGGCCGCTAAGTTATTTAGTTATGCCATCCTGCCTTACTATCGTCTATCCAAGAAATCCAAGAGTTATCGGTATGTTCAAGCCGCTTGTCTTTCTTGTGTAGGCCCTATTTTGGTAATAGTGTCAGAGGTTTACGATTTGTCGTTTAGCAACCCTTCGGGTCAATGGCCCACAGGGATTTTCAATTCTTTTGTTAACGTCATTTCATTCAATTTCTTCTTTTGGTTCGTCGTGCAATCACATATAGAGACCGACCCTGAGTTAGGAAATTATAGTAGGCGAGAGGCTATGCCCCTTATTGTTTATGGAGATGATAATATGGCTGGTGTAATTAAAAGATTTCAAAAACTTTGCACCATGCCGGAATACGCAGAATTCGTGTTCCGATTTTTTGGCTACAGGTATACTAAACCTGATAAGTCAGAAATTACTGAAAACTTCATGAATCGTGAGGATGTAGAATTTCTCGCCAGAAAATTCCGCCAAGAGGGTGGAAATATAAAGGCGCCATTAAGCGAAGCGTCGATTCAATCTATGTGTTACTGGATTCGTGAGCCAGCAAAAGATAATCCAGAAGGAATGACTTTAGAGTCTCAATTTCTGGTTAATTTGGAGCAAGCTCATCAAGAATGGTACCATTATGGAAAAACTCGTTTTGACCTTGAAGCTGATCGCATTAAAGCTATGTGCCTGGAGCTTGGTATATCCTATCCAGGTAAGTCATATAGACATTATAGCGAGCGTTGGCTTCAAGCTCAACACGGTTAATTTGTATAATAATTGCCTGCTCGGAGGGCATCATTGTCCGAGTCGTGTATGCTCACGGTCAAATAAAAGCAATATGGTTATCTAGTCCTTAAAAGACCTCCGTCCGGGGAGAGTAATAAACCGAGATGTTAAGGTTTTCTCAGTGAAACCGCGTTGAGATGTCGGCAAAAACATCTAGTAGTGTGATCCTCTCATGCAATGGAATGAGCATGAGTCGCTGCTACGAAATTATATTTTCCATCTTTCTAGGGTGGGTGTTTCGATCGAGTCACCTGTCCTTAAGTAAATTCGATCACCGAAGATAATAGTTTTGAGTTGAAGTTAGGAAAAGACGAGAGTAAAGATGATCAGGAAGAAAAAGGTCTCTCTACTTTTCAGAAGGATGAAGAGCAGACAAGGGTTATCTTGCCTGTTGTTCCATTTCCCGTTGTTGGAAATCCTTATCCGGATCAGACTCCAAAGTCTGTTCTGGAACGATGGTATCAAATCGGTTTTCAAACCATCACAAAAACCGCTATGTTTGATGGACGTGTCTACCCCGTTTATGAGTTATTGAATGTTGGCTCTATACAGGATGCTCTTGCTACTTTCAGATATATTAGGTTTTCTAGTGTGTCTTTTCGTATGCAAACGTCTTCCGTGCCCATGGTTTATGGGTACGGGTTTATATCCAGCATGCCTTCTACAGAAACGGGTTCTGATGTAACCTTCTCCCAGCAATTTCTTTCTTTTGATGACACTGTTTTGATAGACTACAGTGTTCAGAACGAAGTTACTTTAACAATTCCTTGGCGAACACCTGATCAATGGCTGGATTGGTACAGAGTGGGTTTTCCCACTGTTACCGGCTTTGATCAATTTAATGAGATGTATCGTATTTATTACAGATTCAACGCAATTAACGTCTTGGATTCGACTGCTGTTCCATCTATCAGAGTCATTGAGTTTGCAAAGTTCAATGATTTGGAAACAGCTGGTCATGTTGATGACATTGATACGTACCAAAGACAATCTAGTCAGAAGAGGTATTTTAAGGATTATGGAAATGATCTTTATCAGCATGCCTCATATTTGTCGGAGCAATTTATGT